GAGAAGTATTTTACGGTGGAGCAAGAGGTGGAGGCAAGTCTTATGCCATGCTAGTAGATCCACTTCGATATTGTTCCAAGGCTCATCACCGAGCACTGTTAATAAGACGTACAATGCCAGAGTTAAGAGATTTAATTAGTAAGTCTCAACTATTATACTCAAAGGCATATCCAGGAGCAAAATGGAGAGAGCAAGAAAAAGAATGGCGATTTCCCTCGGGAGCAAAGATAGAGTTTGGTTATGCAGAAAACATGACAGACGTTTTACGTTACCAAGGTCAATCATACACATGGATAGGAATAGACGAACTTCCACAATATCCTTCGCCAGATATATATAATTTTTTAAGATCTTCACTAAGATCAGTTGATAAGGATATACCTGTTTATTTAAGAGCTACAGGCAACCCAGGTAACATTGGATCACAATGGGTTAAAGAAATGTTTGTAGACCCTGCAGAACCTAACTCTGCATTTGAAATAAAAATAGACACACCTGTCGGAGTAAAGACTATCACACGTAGATTTATTCCTGCAAAGTTACAAGACAATCCTTATCTGATGCAAACAGATGACTATTATGCTATGCTTGCATCTTTACCTGATACTCAGCGTAAACAGTTCTTAGATGGAGATTGGGATGCCTATGAAGATTCAGCCTTTCCAGAGTTTAGCAGGTCAGTCCATGTGGTCGAACCTTTTGAAATACCTAAAGGATGGTATAGGTTTCGTGCTGCTGACTGGGGTTATAGTTCTCCTGCTTGTGTTTTATGGTTTGCTGTTGATTACAATAATAATTTGTGGGTCTATAGAGAGTTATATACTTCCAAAATTACGGCAGATGTTTTCGCAAGAAAAGTTATAGAATTAGAATCTGGAGAATATATTCAATACGGAGTATTAGACTCTAGTACATGGGCTAAGAGAGGTGATGTAGGCCCAAGCATTGCAGAGACAATGATACAACAAGGATGTCGTTGGAGACAATCCGATAGATCACCTAAAAGTAGAATTAGTGGTAAACTTGAAATTCATAAACGATTATCAATGAATGGTAAAGAACCAGGTCTTAGAGTTTTTAACAACTGTAGAAATTTAATTAGAACAATTACTACTCTACCTGTTGATGATAAAAACCCAGAAGATGTAGATACGAATGCAGAAGATCACGCATATGATGCATTACGTTATGGATGTATGAGCAGACCCATGCACCCTAAATATGCACAACGTTTTAAACCTATCTTCAGTACAGAGTTTAATGCTGCAGATAAAAAATTTGGATATTAATTATGAATAGAATACACCACAAAGTAAATGTTTATTTTCAAGATGCAACAAGACGTGCTAAAGAATTATTTTTATGCAGATACTTTAAAAAGTCTGTAGATAAAAATGCCAATGGCACAAATAAGTATGTTATTAAATCAGGAATTAATAAAGGAAAAGTATTATAATGCCTTTAAATGCTAAAGGTAAAAAAGTTTTAAAAGAATTAAAAGAACAGTATGGTACTAAAAAAGGTACTGCTGTTTTTTATGCAATGGAAAAAAGCGGGAAGTTAAAAAATGTCACAGAAAAAAAGAAAACTTCCAGAGCTTAATAAAAAAATATTTCCATATGAATTGGTAATTGCTTACTGGGAAGATATTGTATCTGATGCTTCTTGGGTAGATATACCAGACATAAAAAAATCAACTACAGCTATTTGCTGTACCGTAGGATGGTTAATGAGATATGACTCAGAAGTAACAATCCTTATGTCAGATTTTAATTTTGAGTTAAACAACAAAGAAGTTAAACAAGGTGGTGGTCATACAGTGATTCCTACTAAAAATGTACTTAAAATTAAAAAAGTAAAAATATAACAGGAGGAAACATGGAAGCAAAATTCGACCCAAAGGCTAAAGTAAAACAAGGTCAATTAAGTGAAGCTGCTGATGGCAAACAACCAAACAGAGAATCAATGAACATTGACTTTAATAAGCATGCTCCAGGAAAATACAAGTCTATGAACTATTTAGCGGATAATGATGTCCCAACTAAATCTGGTTCAGAACATGTACAGGACAGTTTATTTACAATGGCAGATCAAAAAGATTATTAATATAGGAGAAAAGCAAATGATGAAAAGATATATGCATGGAGAACTTGCACCAGATGTAGCTAAAAGACCTAATGATAAATTGGAAATTAATCCAAATATGAAAATTAAACAAGGTGATATGGCTGGTGATGGTAAAGATAAAAAAGGAAAATCTAAATCAAAAGTAGATCCATCAATTTTTAGAATGGCTGAAGAAAAAGATTACTAAGTTTTAAATGGAAGATAGTAAAGATAAAAATGGCAGTTATGAAACTGCAGGAAACGGACTTGTAGGACACATACGTTCTAAGTTTCAACAGGCCGAGACATCTAAAATCTACGATGAAAAAAGATGGTTAAAGGCTTACAGAAATTATAGAGGATTGTATGGGCCAGAAATGGCTTTTAGAGATAACGAAAAGTCTAGAATCTTTGTTAAGATTACAAAGACAAAAGTTCTTGCATCATTCGGTCAAATTATTGAAGTACTATTTTCACAAAACAAATTCCCTTTAGGTATTAATCCAACATCAGTACCTGAAGGTATTGCAGAGAGAGCTCATTTAAAAACACCACAAGAACAGCAACAACCACAAGCTCCAGAAGAAATGGATCCTTATGGTTATGCAGGTGATGGTAGAGGCATCCCTCCTGGTGCTACTGCTACAGACTTAATGAGAAATCTTGCACAAGAATATGAAAACGTAGGATTTGAAGAAGGCCCATCTAGTACAGGTACTCCACAGATAGAACCTGCTAAGTTAGCAGCAGAAGCTATGGAGAAATTAATTCATGACCAGTTAGAAGAAAGTAAAGCTATTACAATTATGCGTCATGTATTTTTTGAAATGGCATTACTAGGTACAGGAATTTTAAAAGGCCCGTTTACAGATTCTAAAACATATCATAGCTATGATACTACAGAAGATGATGAAGGTAATATAACGAAAATTCAAGTATCTAAAACTAAATCTATTCCATCTATTGAAGCAGTATCATGTTGGGATTTTTATCCAGATCCAAATGCTACGAATATAAATGATTGTGATTATGTAATTCAAAGACATTCATTTAACAAACAGCAATTAGAAGACTTAGGAGATAAACCTATGTTTGATAGAGAAGCTGTACAAGAATGTTTAGAGATGGGGCCTAACTATCAAACAAGAGGATTTGAATCTTCATTATATGATAGAGAAAATATTACAAGTATTTATAAAAACAGATTTGAAGTATTAGAATATTGGGGAGTCATTGATAAAAAACTTGCTGATGAATGTGGAATTTCATATGAAACAGATTCAGAAGTAGTTCATGTTAATATATGGATATGTGGTAATAAAGTTTTAAGAATGGTAGAAAATCCATTCTCGCCAAAACGATTACCATACTTAGTATGTCCATATGAATTAAATCCATATCAATTTTTTGGAGTAGGTATTCCAGAAAATATGGAAGACTCACAGATGGTTATGAATGGTCATGCTAGAATGGCAATTGATAACTTAGCCTTAGCAGGTAATTTAGTATTTGATGTTGATGAAACAATGCTAGTTCCAGGACAAGATATGAAAGTTTATCCTGGTAAAATATTTAGAAGACAAAGTGGTCAAACAGGTCAAGCAGTACATGGTCTTAAATTTCCAAATACTGCACAAGAGAATTTACAAATGTTTGATAAGTTCAGACAGCTAGCAGATGAATCAACTGGTATTCCATCATACTCACATGGAGCAACAGGTGTACAATCTACAACTAGAACTGCATCAGGTATGTCTATGTTGATGGGTGCTGCTGCATTAAGTATTAAGACAGTTATTAAAAATATTGATGACTATCTTTTGAAACCCCTTGGAGAATCATTATATCATTGGAACATGCAATTCAATGAAGACTCTCCTAACATAAAAGGTGATCTGGAAGTTAAAGCACAAGGGACTTCGTCTCTAATGCAAAAAGAAGTTAGATCACAAAGACTAATTACATTTATGCAAACTGCATCTAATCCTGCACTTGCACCATTTGTAAGATGGCATACTTGCTTAAAAGAAATTGCTAAGTCTTTAGATATAGATCCAGATCAATTAATTAATGATCCAGAAAAAGCTGCGATCTATGCACAAATAATGGGGATGGCAAATGGAAATCAAAACAATACTGCCTCTGCTAGAGGACAAAGTCAAATGGGGCCAACTGGAGAAGTACCTCCTGGAGCTTCAGCAACAGATATATCGGGAGCTGGAGGTGGCAACATCGGAACTGGCGGTGTACCGATGCCAGGGGAAACTGGCTTTAGTGCGGCAAATACTCAACCTGAAGGAAGCGAACAAACGCAATAAGGAATAATTTATGGCAACAACTTTTGATGTAAATAGAATTGGTGGTGGAACTTTTGAATTAGTTCAAGATCCTACTACAGGTAAATATATAATTAAACAAGTTGGATTTACCCCTGTTAAAAAATTAACATTACCAGATTACACAACTGCTGGTAGTACTGCTGGTACTACAGATACATCAAAAGCAACTACAGAAGCTACTACACAAACTGTTGCTCAACAAACTACTGAAGCATTTAAACCTGCTGGAGGTGGAGAGGCGATAGATTATACTGGTTCAGAAATGTTGAGCCAAGCACAGCTACAAAAAGAAGCTAAAAAAATTGACCCACAAGTTGATACATCTACAACTACTTTAGGTATAGCTAGACCAACTATGAGAGATATAGCTGGTGATACAACAGAACAACAAAAACAAGAAACTCCATATCAAGATGCTATTATGAGAGGTAGTGCTGGAGTTAAAGCAGCTGAAAGAACAGTTCCAGGAATTATAGTTGATAGAAAAACACCAACTAGACCAGAATATTCATTTACTAGGCCATCAGGAATAGATGCACCTATGACAACTAAAGAGTCTGCTTTAGGAATTAGTAGAGTAGCACCATCAGCAACAAGAACTGCAAAAGAAGCAGACTTTGCTAGTGGTGTTTATAAATCTGGTACAGATGCAATTAAATCTGATACAGATGCAATTATGAGAGGAGCTACTGGTGTTAAATACCAAGAACCAACTTTATCAGTTCAAGCAAATACAGCATTTAAAAAAATAAATACAGGTTTAAAAGCATTAGCAAATTCAGTAGGTTCAATTATAGATCCTATTTTAAAATCTAGTCCAATAATAGGGGCATTAGATGCTTTAACTACACCAGAAACTATTACTCAAAAACATGATAAACAATATTTTACAGATAGAGGTGATGGTAGAATAGGTGGCAATCCAGCAACAGATCTATATGCAGGATTTAATAGAGTTTCTAAAACAGGTAATTTAGAAGCAGCAGGAGATAAAAGAATTGAAACTAGAGAAGCAACTGCAGCAAAAAAAGGATATACTAAAGATAATGATCCTACAGGTTTTGTTGCTAAAACTGAAAAAATGAAAGATGACGCTAGAGATTATAAACAATCAGTAAGATCATCTGCTAATAATGTACCACCAAGTCAAAGAGGTGGAGGTGGAGGTGGATCTGGAGGCGGTGGAGGCCGTGTTATCTGTACTGAGTTAAATAAAACAGATGAATTATCAACACAAGATTTAGTAAGAGATATAAGATTTACTTACAGACATTTAACTAAAAAACATTTAAAAGGATATTTAGCATGGGCAATTCCAACTGTAAGACATATACAAAAAT